CAAATATGGTTGCCAAATGATGAAAAATATATGGACTATCAAGAAATAGAAGCATTTGTTGTAGAACTTATGAAAAAATACAATGTAAAAGAAGTCGCATACGATCCTGCTTTTTTTGAACGTTCTGCACAAGTATTGCTTGATCGTGGCGTACCAATGGTAAACTTTCCACAGACACACAGTCGTATGATACCTGCGTGTGGTAACGCTTATGATTTAATTGCGAATACTAAAATAAGGCATGACGGCAACCCAACATTTACAGACCAAGTATTGAGTGCAGCACAAAGAACAACCGATATGGGTTGGCGATTATCAAAGGGTAGATCAAAAAGAAAGATTGATAGTTGTATAGCAATGGTGATGATGTTAGATCGTATAACCGCACCTGAACCTTTAGACGAAAATCCTGAAGTGTCTATTATTAACTTATGAAAAACTATATAACAACACTAATTGAAGTAATAGGTGCAGGTCTTATAATTTATGGTGTATATACAATAAATATTTCGTTTGCAATTATAATTGCAGGAATATTTTTAATAGTAGGAAGTTATTTGACAGTTAGATGAGTTTATTCAAAAGAGAAAACAGGGACGCAGCTTTAGGCAACCTTACAGATTTACTAGCACTTAGAGAGGGCGGACTAAGAAATTATAGTGGTGAGGAAGTTAATGAACAATCGGCATTAGGTATATCAACTGTTTTTAGTGCAGTATCTTTACTTGCCGATAGTATCGCATTATTACCAATGAAAACTCTAAGGTATGATAGACAAAAAGTAATCCTTACAGAAAAACCAAAATTTTTAGAAAAACCAAACGTGGCACAAGATATATCAATGTTTTCATTGGTACATCAAACCATATCAACACTAGCCATGCACGGTAACGCATTTATATTAGTTGATAGAGATAGGCAAGGTAGACCAATTCAACTAACACCAATACACCCCGAAAAGGTAAAAGTTGAAATGCTTAACGGAAAAAAAGTATTTATGTTAATGACAAAACATGGACAATATGATAGACGAATTACAACTTATAACATGTTACATCTCATTTGGTATCAATATCCAGGTCAATTAACAGGTATTAGTCCATTACGTGCAAACGGCAACACGTATGGTCTAGCTTTAGCAATGGAAAGACACCTATCGCAGTTTTACGGGCAAGGGGGAACACCCTCTAGTGTTTTGGAAACTGACAGGGATTTAACTTCAGAACAGGCAAGTATTCTTAAAGATACATGGTTAGGAAATCATAATAGAAATAGAAAACCTGCTGTTTTGACAGGTGGCTTGAAATGGAAAGCCATAAGTGCGGCAGCAGGTGATGAATTAATAGCTGCAAGGGAACAAATCACACATGAGATAGCAAGGGTGTTTAGAATACCTGCACATTTACTACTAGCAAAAGACGGATCAAACGTATATTCAAATCTTGAAAGTAACGGTCTAGCATTTATACGTCATACACTTCTACCATGGATAAGAAGAATAGAAGATAGTTTTACAACACTTATACCTGGCAAACAATTTGTTAGATTAGATACAGATGAATACGCACGAGGGGATCAGTTAAGTCGTGTACGTTCTTTTCAAGTTGCAATAAGTTCTGGTATGATGACACCAAATGAAGCAAGGGCAAAGTTGGATTTAGAACCTTACGAGGGTGGGGACAAATTCTACATTGGTCTACAAGGTGCATTGATTGACCCAACATTACCCCCACAAGGTATTGATGAACACGATCCGACAAACCCAATGATAGATGAATAATGCCATATTCAATTAGTAGAGAAGCTGAAAATTGCGACGGGTTTGCCGTTATAAAAGATAGTGATAATTTTATAATGGGTTGCCATGAAACAGAAGAAGAAGCAAAAGATCAAATAACGGCTTTGAATATATCAGAAGCACAATCAAAAGGTTATAGACAAGCTGACCCAAGTCAAGATTTATATGAAACACAAGAAGAAGCAGAAGATAAAGCAAAAGAAATAGGTTGTGTAGGTTCACACACACATGAAATAGACGGCGAAACATATTTTATGCCTTGTGCTGATATGTCAGAATATGAAGAAATAACAGGTATGAAACATACTTCAAAAGATGATCCAACACTTGTACCAAGTTACAACAGTGAACAAAGAGCAGTTGATAGAACACCACCTAAATTTATGCAAGAAAATGCACAACGTGGTTTGGATAATCTTAATAAAGCAGGGGACGGTTTAGTTGATGAAACAATTAGACAAGCAAGAATAATGGCAAGAGGTGAGCAACTTAGTATATCAAAAATTAGAAAAATCCCCGCATGGAGTAAAAGACATTTATCTGATCTTGATAGAGAAAAATCAAACCCAAATGATCCAGATACTTGGAGGGCTTCAGACGTAGCGTTTTTACTTTGGGGTGCAAATCCTTGGACTGATCCGTTAGAAGCAGCTGATTGGGCAGAACGAAAAATTGCACAACTTATTAATGAGGGTGAATTAGAACCAAGACAAACAGGAAGTTCTACACCTGCACCAAAAAAGGATCAAATAATAGGTTCAAAGAAAAACAAACCAGGTTCGGCAAAAGGCAAAAAAGGTGGTATTACATTTTCGGAAGCTACAACAAAGTCTATACAAACAGTTGTTAATGAACACAATGAAGAAGTTTCAAGTATGGCTTCGTGGCGACGTTTGACTATGGGTACAGCAAAGAGTGTTGTGCGTCGTGGTTTTGGTGCATACAGTACATCACATAGACCAGGTATTTCAAGAAATGCTTGGGGACTTGCTAGGCTTCGTGCATTTAGTTATTTGTTGAAAAATGACAGACCAAAAAATAGTAAATATATTACTGATAATGATTTACTACCAAAAGAACACCCAAGATTTACACAAAAAGAAAACAAATCAAAAGAACAACATATTGAAGTGTTTGATAGGGTAGTTGCTATATCACAAACAATAGAGCTACAAAGAAATGCTACTAATCTTAAAGAAATGGAAAGACTTACAGAAAATAGAAGTTTTACTTTTGCAGCAGTTGAAGAACGATCAGATGAAACTACTGATACTTTACTTTTTACAGGATATGCTTCTGTCTTTGACAAACCATACGGTGTAAAAGATAGTAGGGGTGCATACAATGAAACAATCAAACCTGGTGCATTTAAGAAAACTTTACAAGAACAAGATGATGTTAGGTTCTTAGTAAATCACGATGGTATACCATTAGCAAGAACATCAAGTGGTACATTGAATTTAGAAGAAGATGAATACGGATTGTTTGTTAGAGCAGAACTTGATCCTAATAATCCAACAGTTGCAGAAGTCGCTAGTGCAATGAAACGTGGTGATCTTAATGAAATGTCATTTGCATTTGCTGCAATGCGTGATGACTTCAATCAAAATGGCGACGAACGTACCGTATCAGAAGCAAGATTGTTTGATGTAAGTGTTGTAACTTATCCTGCAAATCCATGGGCAGGTGCTAAATTACGTGGCATAGAGTTAGAAAACTTACACAAAGAACTTGTAGAAGCTAGATCGGGCGATAAAGCAGTAGAGGTTTTAGAAGATTTTATTAACAAAGTTGCGGATAACAACGACGTTGATAAAAAGCGAAGTAACGGACAAGTTGAACTTTTAAAATTGAAGTTAGAACGGGACGGTATTCGTAAAGACGTAACGCCGTGATATAAGCCGTACTTACACTTCATTATCACACCTTACGCAGAAGTATAAGAATAAGTACAAGGAAATACATACTATGAAAAACTTAATTGAAGCTAGAGATAGTAAGGTAGCAGAACTTGACGGTCTTTTATCTGAATTAGATGAGATGACAGAGGGTGAAGAATTTGACGGCAAACTTGCAAGATCAAAAGATTTACACGTTGAAATCAAAGATTTAGAAGAAAAAATAACCGACGCAAGAGAAGCTGCTGAAACTCTTAAAGCAGTTAAAGAAAGTAGAGAAGAACTTGGAGTTGAGGACGAAGAAGTTGTTGAACAAGAAGCAATCGTAGAAGTCAATGAACCAGATATATATAGAAAGGGTGGCGAACACTCTTTTATATCTGACGCTTGGCAATCACGATCTGGTAACGGTGCAGCACAAGAAAGACTTAACAGACACCAACAATTTGAAGCTAGAGATGTAGGCACAGGTGCTTTTGCAGGATTAGTTGTACCTCAATATCTTTTAGATGAGTATGCACCAATCGCAAGAGCGGGTTCGGCATTATATAACGCTGTACCTAAAAAACCATTACCTGCATACGGTATGAAAGTAGAAGTTTCCAGAATTACAACAGGTTCTGAAGCAGCAGAGCAATCAAGCCAAAATTCAGCAGTACAAGAAACTAATATGGACGACACCTTATTGACAGTTAATGTTGATACCATTGCAGGACAGCAAGACGTATCAAGACAAGCACTTGAAAGAGGGGGACAACCTGGTTTCAGTCTTGAAAATATTATTTTCCAAGATTTAATTGCTGCATATTTTGGTAAATTAGATAGCTTGATGTTTGAGGGTTCTGGATCCTCTGGACAACCTTTGGGCATTAGAAATGTCAGCGGCCAGAATACGGTCACCTATACGG